GCCCCTACACCCCGGCTAGAATGCGCGCAGGACGCTATCTAGGGGGATTCATGGAACGAGAACGACCGGAGTACTTGCAGCCCATCGAGCGACGCCGGTGGGAATTCCCATGGCTGGCCGTAATCGCAGTGGCGTTGATCGCCCTGATGGCTGGAGGCGTACACATGCTCTCCAAGACGCATGCGGCTTGGAATCAGCGATTCAGTACAGCGGCCACCCCGAGCGAGTCGGATCGCACAGACGCCAAGCGCGAGGCAGAACTCGCGGAAATCAAGCTACGCCAAACCGTCGCCGCCAGAGACGCCGATTTGGAAAAGATCAGGCAGCGCCGGGCAAGAGCAGAACGGGACAGCAAAGCCGCGCAAGAGGATGACCAGTATCGATGCATCCAAGGAACTCTTTTCCGCCGCATTCCGGGAGGATGGGAAAACCTACCCGGCCAATCCTGCTAGTGCGGAAAGTAGTGCCAAGTGGCCGACGTAGTAACCATAGAAGGCCCACCGAGTACGCGGCACGCTTACCGGTGCGTACCCGAGGCACATGAGCGGCAGAGCCAGCAGCGCCCAGCCGTTGCCGTTGTAGAGGCACAGCAGGCCTATAGCGAGCAGCACGCACAGCCCTGCAGGGGAAAAGTGAAGACGCCGCAGCGCGTATCCAGCGACCACCACCGCAACGCCCGCCCACTGGTAGTCCACCAGCAGCGGCAATGGACCTGCAAGGCCGGCCACGAACCACCATCGCCCCGCCCTGATGGCCCACACCACCGACGCGGCGAGGGCGAAGGAAGCAAGCACGTTGAGCGGGATCCAGTGACCGAATGCCAGGGCGTGAGCCGGTTGGGCGATCGCGGCCCACATGGCGAGGCGGCGAACAGATTTGGCTATGTCGGCGCCCGGCTCGGCGAGGTTGTAGGCCATCACCAGCGCGAACACCGGGAACGCGATCCGCCCCAGCTCGCTGACGACCGGTACATCGCCGCCGTAGAACACCTTGGCAATGTGATCGCCGGTCATCAGTAGCACCGCGATCCACTTCAACAACTCGCGTCCGCCGCTGGTCATCACATGTCCCTAGTGGTGGCTGGAACCTTGGTCTGCGTCTCATATGGCTGAGACTCGGGGAAAGTGCCGAGCGAACGGGTCTGGCGCTGAATGACGGAACCATTCATGCCGCCCAAGGTGCCCTGCCCCTGCACCGCCATCTGCGGTTGCTGCTGCATTGCCTGATCGCTGCGCTGACGGTACGGGTTGTAGACCGGCCCGTGACGCGCGAGCGTGCGGCACTCGGGCTGGCTTATGTCGTATGAAGTGCCCTGTTCCGTGACGCACGTGCAGGAGCCTTCAGAACGGTTGCCGAGGCCATCGAGGCCGGGGCCGGATGACATGCACACCAGCAGCGGATCGCTGGTCGCCGGACGTTCGTCGAACACAGGCGCAGTCCAGGGCATGGTGGCGATGCGAGGAAGGTGATCCTTGGCGTACTCACTCGCCGACTGCCAGCGCGGTTCGCTTTTCTGTGGTGTGCCGAACCCCTGCGGGGACCCGCCAGCATCCGCTGTTGCGGATTGCTGGCCGCCCCCCGCACCGATGGGCGATTTTCCGTCTTCATCGAGGCGCGTCCATGCAGCCCACGCGAGGTAGATAGCCACGACGACGATAACGGGCAACGCCATGAGCTTGAGGGGGAGCTTGGCCTTGATGGTGTGCACTTCGGCCGACTTGTAGCTGCCGAAACTGGCCGACGGAAGAAGTCGCGTAGTGCGCTGGGCCAGTTCGCGTTTGCCGGAAGACTTAATGTCCTCCTGCAACTCGCCCCACCGGAAAACGTCGATGAATTTGGTGCCAAATCGGCGCACCACGTGCGAGTGCGATCCGATAAGGCCACGCACGAACGGATACAGCTGATTGGGCTGCTGAAGCGTCCATACGAAGTCAAGGCCGCGATGGCGATGCTCTGCCAAGTCGAGTACGTGCTTAGGGGTGGACTGCTTAGTTGCATCGTGCAGATGGCCGAACCACTTCCATGCCTCATCGACAAAAATGAGCGAGCCATCGGGCACGACGTAGTTGCCTTGGGAGTCCTTGGCATTCCACTCGCGGGCGTCATCAAGCGCTGTAGCAAGCCCCGGCTGCAACCCGTCGATACCGGCAGCGAACAACGGGCGTGTGCCGTCCTTCGATTCCTTCAATAGGCGCTCCATCATGAGCGCGGTTTTGCCGTTGCCGGGCTGGCCGGTAAAGATCTCGATAGGCACGTTAGGTCCTCCGGACCAGCACGGCGCGTGCGGCATTGACGCCGAACTTCGTCACGACTGCCGAAGCGATCATGGTGCAGGCCTGATCGAACTTCATCATGCCCGCGTAAGCAATGAGTACGGCGCCCCACTGGCCGCCCGGGGCGCCGCCGCCGATCTTGGACTGCATGTTGTCAATCCATGGCTGGACGGCGAACTCGTGCGTTGCCCAGGCGATGCCAAGCCACGCCATTGCGGTAACGATCCATGTGCCGATCTGAGAACGAAAGATAGCTGCGAGGCCGGAGAGCAGCGAGGCGATGAAAAGTGGCATCAGGAGTCCTTAGAGGCAACGATCCGGAGGGAGCCGAGGGCGGCGAGGCCCATCACGAAAAATGAGCCGAGGGACAGCCAGTTGCATATCGGGGTGGCGTCGATTTGGATGCTGGTGCCCATGAAGCTGACAGCAGGAATGGCGGGGCAAGAGCCGCTCCATCCGTAACCGGCCGTGTTGGGTTTGGTGGGCTGGCCGGAGCCGGTGACCCATGCATCGGAACCGGGCAAGGTGCCGGGATTGACGCTGCCGCCGGTGCCTGTCAGAGCGTTGCGAATAGCAGCCAGGTCACCACCATCACCAGAGCCGCCAGAGGCCTTTTCTAGTGCGCACGCGGTGCGCCACTGCATCAGGAGCGATGAGTACTCCATGGCGTCGCACTTGTCGCCGGTGCAGATAGGCGGTGTGTTGCACTGGCCGCCCGCGATGTTGCGGTTCCTACGCGTGTTGCAATCAATACGCCACTGGATGCGTGCTTGCCCGCAGAGGATAGCGGACCCACTGCACGATGGAGGGCTTTTGCAGTCGTCGCCACCGGAAAAGGAATCAGGCTCTTTTTCGCCCGGCTCGCCGCTTTCTTCATCGGGTTGGCCGTCGCCGTCAGAGTCCTTTTTGCAGGTGCCATCCTTGCCGCGAGCCTCGCCCTGCGCGCATTGGCCCTCACCGGGCAGGCACTTGCCGTCAGGCGATTTGATGTTGCCTGCGGGGCACTCGCTCTCTTTTGTTTTGCAGGTGCCGTCCTGCTGGAGAACTTTGCCATCTGGGCACGGCTCCGGCTCGCACTGCCCCAATGAGTTGGCCTTACTGTTGCCCGGGCACTTGCCCTCAGGCGGTTCGCAGACTTTGAGCAGGGCGTTCCAGTAGAAGCCCTCCCCCATGTGTTCGCACGTGCCCTTCTCATCTTCCTTGCACGTGTCACCGGTGGTGTTGAAGGTCATGCTGCCATCGGAATTGCTGTACCACACGCCGTCGCAGCCCTTTTGACAGCCCATGCTGCCGTTGCGCGCTTTGCCGCCCGAGGACCATGGGCCGGCACCGGTGTATGCCTCGCGCTTTGCGCAGGTGTTGGCAACGGGGTATGCAGAGAAGGCAGATTCTGCACCTCGGCATAGCTGGCTGCTCGCCGCTCCGTACGGCTTATATGTGCAGCGAAAGCCCTTCGCGGTACTGCCTGACGAAGCGGCAATGCACGCCTCAAGTATTGAGCCAGGCCCACCCAAATTACCGCCTGCAGGGTTCGCAGCAAGCCACGCACGAGTGGTTGACATGAATGCAGCACACTCAGCGTATGCCATGCCTTGATCACAGCTCTGCCACGTTCCGCCACCTACGACGAAGGCACACTGCTGAGCCGCGTGCGCGCGGTCGATACCAGCGCCACCGCCGGTATAGGCACCGGCGAGAATGAAGAGTGTGAGCATGACGCGCAGTGCGGCGCGCATCAGCTGAAGTCCACGAAGATAATTGCGCAGGCGACCAGCCATGCGCCGAGCCAGATCCAGCCTTCCATAACACGTCCCCTGCCCCGACATGGCGCGTCCCAAGAGACCGGCGGGAGGGAGTCGGCCCTGCCCGCCGGTGGTTGTTACAGGGCGCGGCGCACCCACTTGTAGACCGCGATGCCGACGAACACGAGGATCACTGCAGCACCGATATCGGCGACCGAGGACTTGGCCGATTCGATGGCGCTCACGACGCCGCTGACGTCCACACCGCCGCCGCCGCCCGAGGCCATGGCCGGGAGTGCGAGCATCGCGGTGGCGCCGGTGGCGACCAGGGCGGCAGTCTTGCCCTTCAGGGAATGGATGTACTTCTTCATGTGTTGCTCCTAGTGATAGATGGACTTGCGAATGAGCCGGAACGCGTAAGCCGCAGCCCACAGGAGCGCGATTTTTGCCCCTATCAACTGCGCATCCTCAACCGGCAGCTCCGGCAGTAGTGACGGCTGAGGAATCCAGACCACCGCCGTGCAGGTGCCCGTCGTGGCGTCGAAGTTCGCTTCTAAGCACGCGGGCATCAGCACGGCCATGGGTTATGCCTTTGTGGGGATGGACGGAGCAGACTTCGCGCCCAGGGGAACGAGGTCGACGTAACGCTTAAGCGTCAGGTCGCCGTACTGGCCGAGAGCGAAGGACTTCGGGTCGATGTCGTACTCACCCACCGGGTAGGCCGGACGCTGGCCGAGGCCGACGCGGAACGGCAGTTCATAACCGTTACCGAGGTCGAGGCCGGCCATCTGCGAACGCATGATGGTTTGGGTTTTCTGGTTG